TGTTCTCCAGGGTGAATATAACTCAGATATATGGAAACCTGCTGTTTTCTTAGTTTCTTCTGTAGCTATCCATTTACCTTTTGACAGCATCCACATTTTCTTTGTTTCCGGAATTATTACATCACAATGCTTACAAGTATATTCGGCCGTTTCTGGCTTTTTAGATTCCCAATGTATTTGTTCCCATTCTAATGTTTGATATTCATTACATTCAGGACAAGGCACATGATAATAACGTTGATCTGATTGTTCAAAAGCAATTTCAATCCTTGATAACCCTTTTATAGTTGGTGTAGATGTAATAAACACTTTTCTGTTCCAGAAAGTTGTTGTACGTTTTACAGCTAAGTTAATAGGGTCTCCTTCGGCTCCCGCACTAGGATCATACCTATCGATTTCATCGCAAAGCAAAATACGGATTGGTCTTGAGGCGAGCCCTGCTGCCGAGTTGGACCCAACAATATTAATATTACCACCTGGGAATTGTTTTGATAAAACTGTGTTTGAGCTGTCTTTACTTCGAGGGTCTTTTACTTTTGAACGTAATCGATCACAATCACGAATCATATTAGCTAATCTGTCTTTACTCCAGGCCTGAGCCATTTGTAAAGTAGGTTGTAAAACTAAACAAGGGCTAGGGTCCTGGTCAATATAATAAGCAACTATATTATTTAATATTTCAGTTGCTCCAACTTGAGCACTTTTCATAAACACAATTGTATGAATCTTAGGATCATTAACAGCATCCATAATACCTTTTTGATATGGTGCTCGTGATGTTTTCCACATACCTGCTTCTGCTGAAGATTCAGGTGATAGTGTCCTATATTGATCAGCCCATTCTGAAACTGTTAAATTAGGAGGTGGTGTCCACGTCTTTTTTGTCGATAAGAGTATTTTCTCTATATTCTCTTGGTATTGGGTCATTTGCTAATTCCTCTAATGCTTCATATACTGAATCTTTAATTATCTTTTCTACTTCGTTAAAATCGTTACTTGCTAATACTAAATGGCTAATCTTATTGGGTATTGTTAATAATTTGCCTCTACAATTCGATGCATAGTTTACCCAGGTTGATTCTACTTGATCTGTTGGTATTAACTTGCCTTCAATTACAGCAACATCAAGTTGTGCTTTCTTAGCTTGTGCTGCAGTAAGCTTAGTTTTCTCTTCTGTTATATCACCTGTTCCATCTTTAAGCGTATATCTGGCCTTCTGTTGCAGCTCTTCAAGATAAGATTGCCTGCAATGATCTAAATCTAAGGGATTTGGGCCTGGTTTTGGCTTAAATACACCTTTTTCAATCAATTTACCAACATTTTGTACTGACATAAACAAATGTTCAGCAACTTCTTTTCTAGTAGCCATATTTCAAAATTAAACTCAATGTACGGAACGTCTGTCTAATTGAACGGCGTGAGCGAATAACCGCGATGATCATATCCCACAGAGTACCTGTTGTTTTGGAACATACGCCTGTTTGACTCGAATAACTCATATCATTTTCTCCATGCTGTAACTCTTTAATAAATATATTGGTATTAAATAACATTTACCTAATCCCACTTTGATCGCCCTGCACTCCTCTCTCAGTATACATTCTATAATCTTCAACGGCTGAATCCATACTAATCCTGTTGACGTATGAATGCACCAGTAGTCTGCCTTGGTGCTTAGTATATCACCCGGCTTATTGTTTCTTTCATATTCAATAATAATATTACCGGTTGTTTCAGATCGCTTGTCATACTTTACTTCAACGCTTTTATGTAGCTCTGGAATCCATATATCATAATCAACAAACTGTCCTTGAATACGAGCAGCTAAAGGATATTTCTTATGCAATAGCTGTAATACTTTTTCTTCATAAGATATACCCATGCTTAGTAACTCTGCAAACCTCATACTACTTTAGACCTGCCTTTCTTAAATAATAAGATGATACCTTTTTAAACTTACGGGGCCATGTATGACGAATAGCTTTTAAACCAATACGATGAAAGGGAAACCGAGCTTCATATTGAGGGTTAGACTCAAACCTGTGAATAATCTTTAAGCCATTTTTATTACGTTGCCAAACACCATATATACCATTGATAGTTGCTCTGAATTGGTTTTTGCCTTTAACTACACCAGTTTTTCTTCCTGGAATGTTGCCGTGTTGATTAAGTCTAGCATTTACTGTAGGTACAGCTGTATTTGTTACTCTTCGAATACCACCAAATATTTGTAGCTTCATAAAGCTTTGTGCCCAGTCTCTATATGTTATTGTTGCTTCTAACTTGTTTCTTCTAGCAAATTGCACAAATAACGCATTGATTGTTTGTTTTCTTGGTTTATGTAAATGCTTTTTCATTCCTGCTTGTTCAATCTCTTTTACTCTAACAGCTGTTTCATTAATAGCAATTCTTGTTATGTTCGGTATATCAACCTTCTGAAACTTAACAAATTGTTTCATTACGGGTTTTATATTAGTTTCAATTTTTACGCGCATAGCTTTGTATTCTTCCTCCCAGCTTATGTGTTTTCTTTTTTATATCAAATAAACCTTGATCCATTGATATAAGTATTTCTTTTATATGAAAAATTATAACATTTTCTTTTGATTTGTACTTTTCAAAAGCAATAGGCACATCATCTTCGTTTACACAAATAATAATCTTTTCATTAGTATCAGGATGATAAGTGAATATAAACTCCGGTGATAATGTATTATAACCTCTATCAATAGCATCTTGTATTAAGGCTTCATAAGCTCTAACCATCATTTCGTTTAATTTAACTTTATTAAATGAGGCATGGTATTCACTTGTATATTTATTATCAGCTCTTTTAAAACGTAACAGTAATTCAGGGCTTATTAAGTTCATGATCCTTTCTTTGCCCCATTCTAAACTTACTTTTGTTTTTATATCATTAAGTTTATATAAAGATTCGTTAAAAACTTTGTTGTTCTGAAGCTTTTCTAATTCTTTAATTTTCTTTTGTTTATAGTTCATAGTTACATTAACAGTTACTTTTCAGTGAGATTGGACTTATAAAAAAGTTACATGAGTTACATATACCTATAGGTATATGTATGTAACTCAAAATGTAACTCTTTTTTTCTTTAAGTTGGGTTAAAAATGTAACTAGAATGTAACTAATGTAACTAATTATGTAACTAATTAATAACATCATACTTTTTAGCTTGATAGCCCTTACCTTGTTCATAATATATCTTGCCTGCTTCTTTCAATCTTTTAATACGTTGTTTGACTGTACTTTCCTTTAAATCTCTCTGTGCATTGATTATTTCTTTTTGTGTTACCCAAATTGAAATAGGATCAACCTCTTCTGCTTTAGCTCGTTCTGCCTGTATTTCAGCTATCACAATAATGGTTTCATCAATCTTAGAGTCTTCTTCTTTAAAGTCGTCATATTCAGTCTTAACTAATACACCTGAAGTCATTCCTGGATAATTAATTAAATCTATTTCTTTGAACTTAAAGTATTTAGGATTCATTGGCTTACCATCTTTAATTAAGGTTTGAGTGAATTCAACTTTCATTTCTTCCCCTTCATCTTTAGGTCTTTTAACTGCAAACTCAGCATCAACAGCTGCAGGAAGCACAGAAGAACCACGTGCTCGTCCCGAACTACTATGCCCTGTATGATGTATCAAAGCAATACAACAACTGAACTCAGCCTTTAAGTGGTCCACTCGTTCAATAAATTTGTTCATATCTTCAGTACTATTCTCGTTTCCAGCTCCGAAGTTACGAGCTAATGTATCTACATATAAACAACCTATATCACCAAATTCATCTGCTACTTGCCTTATATGATCTATAAGGTTTTGATGGTCTTTTTCATCTAAAAACCTTACACCTCTATCTGATACAAACATTTGTGCATTGTTTAAGTCATGCCCATAATAATGTTCCCATGCTTGCACACGTCTTGCTATACCTCTTTGACCTTCACCTGCTAAATAAATAATAGGTGTTTGCACTGTCTTATGCGATTGCCAAGGTATGCCCATAGACGAACATAAAGCCATATCAATAGCTACAAACGACTTACCACTTTTAGGAGCACCATAGATGTCTATTAC